ACCACCTCACCGATCTTACACATCAGATCATGGCACTCCAAGGATGACAATTTACGACCAGCGGCTTTCTTAAAGACATCAACAACGAAGTTGAAGAGATCGACAAGAGGCGCTGGGCCAGAAGCACGGCCACCAAAGGTTTTCAATTTGGCTCCCGCTGGGCGTACCTTAGAGACATCCCAAGATGGAACCTCACCTGAATACAGAAGAGCAATGAGTTGCCGCAGAGCTTTCGCCCAACCTTCTTTGCTGTCTTTAACGATAATGGTTGTATCGCTATCAAACATCAATTCAGGAACTTCTGGCAATTTATTAATGTACTGCCGCTCTACCGAGAACCCCACACCTGTGCCACACAATAGGATAAACATGGCTTCATCAAATGATTTGGGATCGTCTACGGGTAGATAGGAACAGTTATAACCTGCGGTGTTGTCCCGCTCCAAAGCAGGACCTGAGGTCATCAAGGCTCTCATGGAAGGCATAACGTCTAAGCTAAGGATAGCCTCACGGATATCTTTAACAGCGGAAGCAGATAAGCTGTCTTTTCCTTGTAGAGTTTTACCGACAACATTCTCGATATAACGCTCTACTGTTTCACTCCAGCTTTCACGGCGTTGCTCGTCATCGAGCCACCGTGCATAACGTGATGTGTGAATAAATGCTTGATAGTCTGTAGGTAGATAGTTGTTCATTCGCCACGGCCCCGCTGGTCTTTGCCTTCTTTCAGCCAAACCATCCGATCAATATCAGAACGAGTAATTCCAATATCTTTCAATTCACGATCTGAAAGTCTGTTAAGTATTTTGATTGCTGCCCTGTGTTCTGACCACATGACGCAATATCTCATGAACCTAACGATGATGTTGTTTACAAACCTTGTTTTCATCGGTTGTCACCTGAGCCAGCTAAGGTCCCACGCTTTTTACGTTCCGATAGTTTTTCAAGGTTCATCTCAGCGGTGCGGTCTAGGCTTTGGCCTAGGTCCTGTGAAAGGACAGCAAGATACCAAAGAACATCGCCTAGCTCTTTAGCGATTTCCTGTTTGGTTTCTTTATCGAATACACCTTGCTTGTCACGATAGACCTTTTTGATCTTATTCATGACCTCACCAGCTTCTCCTGCGAGACCAAAAGCTGGGTATGAGATACGGTATTCGGTTGGGTATATTGCGGTCTCTATTGCCTTACGTTGATAAAAAGCGAGGTCCATTATTGCTCCTAAGTTTGGGTTACCTAGGAACGGTGATTAATGGCCTCTAGTTGTAGTATTCTTCACTATCGAAATCAGGCAAGGCTTCCATCAATGCGGTAAGCCCCTCATTCTCTGACGCAATAGCTTCGATATTATTGTCCTTTAGAAACCTAATTGCTGTAGACAACTCAGCGGCACTTGCCTCACCACTCTGGATACGAGCGAGTAAGTCAGCCGCGATTGCAGAGTGTAGGTTTCCTAGTAATTCTTTTGATGCAGACATATTATCCTCCTGCCATCTTTAAAGCAGCAATGCGGGTCTCTTCGTTACGCCTGAGCCATCCGCGTCCAAATGTGGAGAATGTCTTCAGGCGGCGATAAAACGCTTCACGTTCCGCTGCGTATTGTTCGATGATGTCTTCTGGGTCCATTCTACCGACAGCCCCTAAGGTCTGAGGACCTATCGCTCCGTCCTGTGGTACACCCACGACCTTTTGGAGCATCTTAGCTCCTCGACCCACTCCACCATTAATACAGAGGTCAAAGACCGCGAAATCAACGCCAGATGGTAGATCATCACATTTAGCTCGATCCCAATAGTTACGTTTGTATATCGGGGTGACATCGGCAACCGTGAGTGCCTTCATGTCATCTACAGTCACAGGCGCATCGACCCACCCCTCGTAAACCGCTTGGGTAACTCCGAGATTTGTTGCACCGCCGGGATCGTCTTTGTGGTTCACGAACCCACCTTCGTGGTGCAAAATCATCTTTAAACTCTGTTCAAAATTATCTTTCACTTAGATGCGCCTTTGTATTTCTCAAATGTTCTCATGCCGCCAAGACCTAGTAATGCCATGACTAAACTCATGAGTTGTTCCGCCGCTAAACTTGGGAGTTCTACGGGTAGTTTTGCGTATGCGTTAATTAGACCTGCGAATGGTAAGATCAGGAACTGATACCCCAAGCCAAGCGCGGCGACCCAGCCAATAGCTGGGCGCCACCCAGCAACGAATATTGATCGATGCTTTGCACCTTCGATATTCGCCACTGCTTGGAGCATATGCGGTTGCTGCATGAGTGTTGCTAATTTTAGCTTTGCAGCTTCCCGCTCTTCTTCAGATGTGAAGAGTTCATCTAAACCTTTCGCCAGCCCATCGACAATACCGCCGATAGGATTGAGGTTCATGTGTTGGTTTCCTTACATTTGGGATTTTAAGAAAAGTACAAAATAGAAGAAACCAACCAAGCCACTAACGAAAAGAGCTATGCCGACACCTACAGAGATTTTAAACATCATCTCTTCGCGTAGACGCTGTGCTTCTTTTTCAGCTTCCCTGCGATTTACTCGCGCTTCTTTCTGAAACATCAGCCAGCTATCCCATAGCCCAGCGCGTCCTGTGTATATCATGAGTTGCTTTAGTTCAGCTTCAGCTTCCTTGATGGATTCCAAAGCCATGAACTCTTCTAGGTCTGTAGCTTGCTGGGGTCTCAGCGCACCCATAAAACCGTTGCGCTTCTTCTGTACTTTTTTCTGGAGTTTGTCTTTGCTTTCGACAATGACGCCTATCTGTTTCGCACAGTCGGCTATTGACCTGCCGTTTTGTACAAACTTTTTGACTATGCCGAAAGCAGCGTTACACGCGGCTAGTTCAGCAAGCATTTTAGTTCTCTCAATCTCGTTGTGCCATCTTCTCGACAGCACCGCGTATATGTTGAATATTTTCATCGATACGGGCCATGCTGACCGCTTGGCTTTGTACCATGTTCTCGACCTTAGACACCCGCTCTGAGAAAGCTATGAGCTTCTCAGTATTCTGTTGAATGTCCGCCATCATCATGGAGACTGTCCAGACAATGGCGGCGGCTTGTGTGATTAGGCCAAGAAGGAGAGTTGCGGGGACACTTCGGGATATGTGCCAACCTTCTTGGGTGGTCATTAGGGCGTATCTGGGAACGATACGTTAGGCCATGCATCTGTCGATGTAATGTCACGAAGCGCAGTCCTGTAAGTAACCCACAAAGCCTTCGCTTCATCCGTTAACGGGCTGTCGGACATCTGTGTCCAATCGCTGTCACTGAGTAACTGATTGCGTGTGTCACGTTTAGAAGCTGCAACCACAGCATCTTGTTCCTCTTGAGTAGGCAGATCAGAGGTTAAAGTCCAAGGAAGATTTTTACGATTGCCGACCCAGTCCTTAACCTGTTGTTCTGTAGTCCATTGCGCCTGACTACTTGGGTTATAGCTAGGAAGCCTAATCTCACTAAGCCCATCTTCGCTTACAACACGACAACTCAAGTCATCATTAAATGTAAATGTATTAGGCATCGGATTCTATCCCAACTACTGAATGATATGCATAGTTTGAATTACCACTGACAAAATCGCCAGCGGCAGTTTCTATAGGATAGAAACTTAGATTGCTGTTTGAGCCAAACGTGTTGTAATGGACGTTCCCAGTATGACCGGGGAACTTACCAAGCTCATAGCTATAGTCGTTCACCCAAACAATGCCTTTGAACTTCCTGCCTTCTGGCACAGTGTAGAAAACTGAATTCCTATCGGTAGTGCCATTGTAGTGAGAAATGCTAATTGCCTTGTCAGCTTGTGGAGCAGAAGTAGACGTTCCTTTTGGTATAGAAGTTAATGCCATTTTTAAGTCTCCGATTTAATGCCAAGAAGTTGGATGCCGAATGTAGGAGTTGCAAGACCTAATGCTGTTGCCTCGCTAGCCGATAGTGTTTTTGTGCTGGTTTTGTAATAGTTCAGCGTCCTACTTGCCCCCGCAATTTCAATACCAGAATATGAAAAAG